TGTTGTTCCTACTACTAATGGTTCTGGAAGAGTTCCAGATGACTCTACTAGAGTAACTTTGGTTCCTGATGGAATCTTAGCGTTATATGGGAAGTTTATTGTGCTACTTGAGTTAAGTGCTACAAATGTATGACTGACTTTTGCCTTAACTGTAGGTGCAGATGTAAATCCTCTACCAGAATTATTAACCTCTACTGCCTGTATAATCTCGTTCTGTATTATTGGTTCTAACTCAAATAATGAACCTTGACCACCCTCAAGTATGATTTCTGGTTGTGATACAAAATTAGCACCACCATTTACAACTTCAAGATAATCAATAACTTGAGTTCTGACTAATTGTAAATTATAGGTTGTATTTAACTTTGGTTTTAGTGTTCTATCGTGACTGTAGTTAAATGTAATGTTCTCACCACCAATCTTCAATATCTCACCCATATCTGATGACTTAAGAAGTATTGATGCACCAGTTCCAGATTTCTGCTCAATATTGATTATTGGAGGACTTTGATATTGTTGTCCACCAGCTTCAATATTAATAAGAGATACACCTTGATTTGATATCAATGCATTTAATGAAGAGTTGATTCCATTACCACCTTGTGCACTGATAGTAGGTGCAGATAGATAACCAGATCCAGAGTTCGTTACAGTTATAGTGTCTATTGCTGCATCTAGTAATGTCTTAGTTTGGACGACATCATTGAATGTCATTGTAACTGGTTCTATGACTAAATCATCAGCACCATCACTTCCACCTAAGTCTGCTCCAGATATTGTAATATCGTCTGCTATGTTATATGCAGTTCCACCATTTGTTACAGTTACTGTCTCAACAGTTCCTGCACCGTTCGTGGCCACCGTAAATTCAGCACCAGTCGCACTGGTTCCTGCTATAGACTTTTGTTGTATACCTGTGTATGTTTGACTTGCTCCATAGTTCGTTGCAGATTGAGTCTTAATTGAGACAGTTGCGATTATACCGTAATATGGATCGTCAAATAATACTGTTGGTGCATTTCTATAATTTGTTCCTGCCTGTGTAACTGTTACTGATGATACTTGACCCGCACCAGAAACCGCTGCAGCAACTGTAGATTGCGTTCCTGATATTGTATTAATAATTGCTACTGAGTTACCACCTGTATAAACTCTTGAGAGAATCTTAAACTCCTGTGTGCCAGTTCCAGAATTGGTTACAGTGATCGCAGTGCCTACTTCTGCTAGCTGTGGTGTCTCTGCTAACTTCACACGATCTGAATCACCTATGTTGATAATGTAGTATGTTTGTCCTACTGTAAGATTACTAACTGGGTTAGTCTGTGCTGAGACATATTTGACTGGATCTCCAGTTTTTGCATCATGTGCTCCAAAGAAGAATTGATCTGCATATCCTACTGCGTCAATCTGTGATGGATTGATACTATATGATTTACCCGCATTGAACATGATATATCCTTTCTGTCCTGCACCAACTCTTGTATTACGTAGAGGTTGTATTCTTAATACTGATGTAATTGGGTTCCATGATATAACCTTTCCTCTAGCAGTGCTATTATCTTGAACTTCTTTTCCAATAATGATTTCATCTTTAATAAAGTTGCCTAATATATTTTCTAGCGTCAAATCTACAAAATCAGGCATTGTTACAACACAAGTAGGCAAATCAGCTTGATTATAACCAGATCCGTTATTTGATATTGATACATTTGATAATCCACCAGAAATAGTCGCTACAGCAGTAGCACCTGACCCAGATCTAGAAGAACCACTTAATTTAGGTAATGATTGATAATTTCTACCACTATCTCCAATTGTTATAGTTGCAACACCGCCTGTTGGGTATATTGAACTTGTATCATATGATACACCTACTCCATAACCAGCTTCGGGTGCAACTGCCATACTGTAGGAGAACTCAGTGGTGCTACTTACTGCGATAACTGTCTGATCGCCTAATATCGGGTCATTGATTATTGAGAAATACCTACTATTAGAAACATCACTCTTAATAGAGATTACGTTACCCATATAAGCATGGTTTTGACAAACGTAGTGTAAATTGTTTGGAGAATCTACTGTAGGGGTAATTTCTACACTTCTAGAAACTGCAGTTCCGAAGTTAGCGTTATAATCGTCCCAAGAAACTACATCACCGTTAATTCTATAAACAACTCCTTTCTCATATCTGTTTGTGCCACCATATGCATCCTCACTCTCTGAGAAGTAGATAGCATGTGTAGTATTTGATGAATCGTTTTGTAAGAATGTATATGTTACACCACGAGACATAGTAAGTGATGGTGACTGAGCAAGACTTCCATATTTGTCACCAGTCATCCAATATCCTTTACCAGATCCTTGACCAAACAGAGGATGATCAGCTGTTTTGTTCTGAACTACAACTGTAAAGGTATTTGGTGCTGTAATTGTATGTTTAATGTCATGGTAATAGAAAATGCCAGGCAAATCTACTATTTTGACTGTTAGAGAGTTCTGTTCGTTGGTGATTGGATCTCTAGACTCTTCAATAATGTTTTTGTAAGTAAAGATGTCTGTATTTGCAGGATCAAGTGTAAATGATAGAACTTGTCCACTATTACTTGCATCAGATGTATCAAAGATATATGAGTGTCCATTTATAACTGATAAGTTTGGTTCTTTGACGTAAATGTCTGCAGGATTACCACTATTACCTGTTGTAACATTTGCTGCACTTGTTGCTGCAAAGTTTCTCTTGACTGTAAACTTCCTAGCAGTCTCTGATCTCACTACAACATAGTTTGTCTTATTGTAAGACGTAGGTGAGACACCTGAGATATTAACAATGTCTCCTGCACTAAGTTGATGTGAGTTAATACCACTAACGTGACACTGAACTTCTCGTTGCACTTGAGTTAGTGTGATAGTAAACCCAGATCCACCACCATTACCAATATTAATATCATCTGCAGATATTGTATCACCGATATCATAACCATATCCAAATTCTGTAATTGTAACTGCTTGAACAGCACCACTACCAACAACTATAGTTGCCTTTCCTAATAATCCATCACCATTGGTTGTTATAGGGACATTGATGTATGTTCCGTTAGTATAACCAGAACCACCAGTAATAGATGACCAACCATCTTGGAATAAGTTACCATCTGTTCTTACTCTAAGGTAAGTCCAATCTAAAACTCCGTCTCCTGCAGTTCCAGTAGTATGTGTAGGTGAAGATGCTCCAGAAGTTCCAGTGCTAGCTGCAACGTATACTCTATTTGCTACATGAACTAAATCTCCTTCAACATATGCAGTAGTTCCCGCCCAAGCATCAAGTAATTTCATACTTTGTAAATCAAAGTATTTGAAATGATAATTGCTATTAATAACCTTACTTGTTAATGTTCTTGTAGCAGCGTTGTCAGTTACCTTTATATCGACTCTATCACCAACTTGTAGTAGATGACTATTTGCAGTGGTTACTATAGCAACAAACTGATCATTGTAAGTTCCAACAAAACGTGCTACTGAATTAACAGTCGTTCCTTCAATTTGAGATACGATTGCACTTACGCCATCTCCACCAGTTCCAGTATTATCAAACTGTAACCTATCGTTGACCTTATATTCTTTACCACCACCTTCTACAAGATATTGATTTACACCAGCTGATGAAAACTTATTAGTAGAAGATACAATTAGAGAATCCGCAGATCCACCTCTAACGAAAGGATAGTAACTAAAGTATCCAATACCATCTTCAATATATGTTAATGTCTCACCAGTCTCCATGACTATGAGAGTAGTGCTATCTTCCATTGCAAGGAAGAAGTCAATCTTATCGTCTAATTGCTTTCTCTTTGCTGTAATATTATCAACACCTACAAATGGTGCTCTGTAACGTATTGCGTCTTCATTAAAGTTTCTCTGTAATCCATTACCATTCCAGTTTACTTCATCCGCTTCACCGTAAAACTCTGATCCAACAAAGTATGGGAATGCGGGATAA